ACCACCTTGTACAGACTTTTCAGTAGCTTGTATAGGTAAAAAATGGGTAAGTGGTCACGAATTCAAACCTAGAGATAAAGACTTATTAGGATTGAAGATCCTAGAGAAAACTTTAGAAATTATAGAATTTTACTTAAAAGAAAACCCTAACCTTATATGGTATGTTGAGAATCCAAGAGGTAAAATGCGTAAAGCACCCCATTGGAAAAAATTCAAGCACAAAAGAATGACAATAACTTATTGTCAGTATGGAGATACAAGAATGAAACCTACAGACATATGGACTAATGATACAAATTGGTATCCAAGAGCTATGTGTAAGAATGGAGACCCTTGTCATATCTCTGCACCAAGAGGTAGCCGAACTGGTACACAAGGACTTAAGGGTAATCACGAAAGAAGCAAGATACCAAAAGACTTGTGTAATGCAATTATAGAATCAGCAGAGGAACTGCTGGATATGATTCACACCTTTTGTGAACAATCAGAAACACATAATGGCTACAATGTCAAGCAAGTAAAAGAGTATTATTTAAATAGTGGATTTCCACGATATTTAGAAGAACCTTTTTTATCTGAATATGATGATACAGATTGGATAGAACACGCTAACGAGTCAGAACTAGAATTATAATTAATTAAAATAAATAAAATGCCAAATTATATAGTAGAATTACGAGAGTACACAGATAGTGGAGATTACATAGAAAATGACTATGACTTTGAAACTAAAAAAGATGCAATAAAGTTTGCATATGAAAACAAAGGAGATGTTTACGCAATCTTAGAATACGAGGATGGTAAGAACTATGACCCTAAACATTTGAGAATATGAATATTAAAACTGAAAGATATTTTTCCACATATGGATTTGTATCTAAAAACAAATTAGAAGACCTAGCTGACAAATTATTCGGCAAAGGTTGGGAAGCTGAAGATGACATAGAACAGATTCAAAAACTATGTGATTCTGTCAAAGCGAATGCTTATGTAGTATCATCCATCAATGGATTAAAGTATGATGATGACATAGAGGTTAGAGAGGTGGATAATCCACATTTCTTTGACCATCCAGTATACGAATGGTTTCAAAATTTTGTAGACTTTGTTCAAGAGTACGATGATAGTGTATATGATAATGCCTGTAAATGGGCAGATAAACAAGAAGAATAATTGTTGTTGTTTAGTCCTAGTTTACCTCACTACTATAAAACGTAGTGGGGTTTTCTAGGTACTAACCAAAATTAAATATATATGAATGAAATTAAATTAGGAAGAGAAATAATCTTTTCCAAACTCGGAAAGCAAGTAATGTACTATGTCTATTACTTAAGTAGTTCCTCGTATCAGTATTTTCAAACTGAAAACGATAGAAGCCAATACATAGCTAATCATAAATTAATTATTAACTTAAAATCAGAAAATTATGCCTAATCACGTTTATTGTCACATTCTTCCCTCAACAGATGCTGGAGTACAACTCCTAAAAGAAATGGTAAAGGGAGAGAGAGGTCTTGCTGGATATTTAATCCCAATGCCTAAAGAACTGAGAGACACTACATCTCCATCAAGAATCGTAACTCAAGAAGAGTACGACAAACATCAAGAAAGTAAAGCTACAGACCATTGGTCACGTTATCTAACTCAAGAAATGTCTGATGATTTAAAAGACAAGTATCAGTTTGACAACTGGTATGATTGGTCAGTATTTCATCACGGAACTAAATGGGGATGTTATGACAACGATATGGATGGAGATACATACAGATTTACAACTGCTTGGAGTCCATTATGTAATGACATAATTGAACTATTAGCAAAGAAAATTCCAGACTTTGAATATTACTGGGAAGAAGAACAGGGATGGGGAGGTAATATGGAATATGAAAATGGCGTATGTATACGTGCGTTTGAATATGACCAACCTCAATGGAGTGAAGAGATATGTTTTTACATAGATGAATTAGGGGTTATAAAAAAGGAATCCGATTTAAACAAAATTTCTTGGGATAAAACTGAACTTGGAAAAGGACATAAGTTTAATATGGTAGAGGAGTCTGGTAAAAGGTGGGCAAGTTATTGTGAGATTGCTTTTTTAGAGGTTGCACACGATGATGGAGACCAAGTATCTGAAACTGGATGGTACTATTCCTACAATCTTAGTGATTTTTTAGGAAAAACCATTAGAGAGTCCCTACAAACTATTGAGTCTCATAGCCAAAGTCCAAACGATGATATCGTAGAGGTAAGACAAGAACGAAATCCAATCATATGGGGCTAGGATATAACGACAGAGAGAACGAATTGGAGAGAAGAATCTTAAAAGAGAAGTTAAGATCTAAACCTAACTATAAATTTATTAGGTGGTTACAACAACTTAATTTAAAAGATTTTCTTAAATCCAAAAAGAAAAAATAACTCTTTTGTTTAGATTATACGAAAGTTTTTGTATAGTTTCGCAAAGGTTATTTTAATTATTAACATAAAAAGAGGGAGAGTCGGCATATTGCCAAATAATCAATTAGATTTTTTTATTCTTTCAAACTCTCCTTCTTTTTTTAATCATATTATATGAAAAAATTAACTGACTACCTTATTTCAGATTTAAAACAAAAAAGATATTTAAAAGAATTAACCGACTCAATGTTTATTAATATGGACGACTACTTTAGGTATAGTGGTCAAGTTGAAACTAATGGTAAAATTGTCCATATGACTCCCAAATACAGACAAAAACGTGTAGAAACAATCTACAATGATATGTCTAAATACAAATTAAAAAATTATTATGAGCCAAGAAACTAAAACAGAAAAAGTTCCACATTATTATATAGGAACGAATCCTAAAAGAAATTACCAAGCAAGGTATGTGGTTAGTGATTTTGATTGCACTTACAACATTGGCACGGCAGTAACTTATTGTCTCCGTAGTTCAAGAAAGCATAAGACTCCAATACAAGACTTACAGAAAGCGATAGCCCATCTAGAATTTGAAATTGAACGACTAAAAGAGATTAAATGAAAAAAGAAATATTTAACAATTATGCAACTGCTATAGCACAACAATTTCATCTGCAACTTGATGATGTGTTTACAAAAAGCAGAAAAAGAGAACTGGTAGATGCTAGACAAATGTTGTACTACCTATGTATGGAACGACCTATCCGAGTGGCATATATCAAAAGATTTATGAGTGAAGCTGGACTAGATGTTGCTTACACTACTATTATACACGGATACAAGAAAGCAAAGGATTTAATAGACAATGATAGTGACTACCAACACATGATAGATAAGATACAAGAAAATGTTTAGCATAAAAGAAGTATACATACAAGCATTAGAAGACAAAACTGCAATACATCAAGTATTACAGAATGGCGTAAGTATAATTAATATGGGAGTTAAAATTCAAAAATTTAACGATTACATAGAAATATTAAACTGCTCCAAAGGAGGCGACTATTTTAGTAGCTTTAGTGATGAAGAGTACAAAATAATTTTAAAGGAGGGATGGAAAGTCGGATGTATAAAGACTGCAATGAACAACTGCTTACATAAGTTAAACCTTATAGAAAGTAAGATGAAAATTGAGGTAAACACAAGAAAAAACGACAAGCACATTCAGAATTTAAAAAATAGAAGAGAGAGTATCTTAATCAAATACTCAAAACACAATAATAAATTAATTAAAATCAAATCAAATGGAAAAAAAACACATTTACAAAGCCCTAGCTAATTTTCAGCAGGAAGTTCCAGTATTATTAAAAGGTACTGATGGATATGGTTACAAGTATATTAAGCTTGAGCATATCATAACACAAATTAACCCTATATTAAAAAAACATAATCTTGGGTTTACCCAAATCGTTGATGGAGAGGGAAACTATCTTGGACTTACGACAATTTTGTTTCATCATCCATCTGGAGAAAGTATTGTAGGATGCACTACCATACCAGACTGCGATATGAAAGGTATGAATAAATATCAGTCAGTAGGGGCTGGTCTAACTTATTTTAGAAGATATGCTTTATCATCTATGTTAGGCATCATAACAGATGCTGATACAGATGCAAAAATATATACCTCAACTCCTCAATCAACGCCAAAAGCTGAGCCAAAAAAAGCTGAGCATTGGGTACTAGACATTGGAGATGAGAAGTGGGATGGGATATTAGGTTATATTGCTCAAAACAAGCAATTAGGTTTACCTAAAATTGTAAAAAATCTTGAGGCTAGATACAAGATTAAAGCTTCTGTAAAGAGGGAAATGTCTAAACACGTATAGTTATGAAAAAATTCAAAGCACCAGTAAACTATCACGAAGAAGTAGTAGCTAAAATATCTGCGAAACTTAAAGATGACAAGGCGTATTATGGAGAGTATGGGCGACAATGGTTGTCAAACTCTGACCTGTATTCGTTGTTAAACGATCCTAAAACATTTAGACAACCTCAAAAGACTACAAAGGCAATGATAGAGGGTAGTTATCTGCACCACGCAATGCTTGAGCCAGAGAAGTTATCTGACTATGAGATTCTGCCAGTAGCAAGTAGAAATACAAAGCTATACAAGGAAGCTGTAGCAGAATCAGACCAAGAAATTTTGCTGTTGCAGTCTGAGGTAGATAATATAGATAAATGTATACAAGCTATGAAAAGCAATATAGATTTTTGTGAGAACATATATAAAATCGGCAATAAATTTGAAGTACCTAGTGTTGGCAAAGTAGCTGGTATGGACTTTAAAGGTAAAGCTGACATTGTATGTGATGAATGCCTTATAGATATAAAAACTACATCTAACATAAAAGACTTTAAGTATAGTGCTAGAAAGTATAATTATGATAGTCAAGCTTATATTTACCAGCAATTATTTGGTAGGCATCTTCAGTTTTATGTGGTTGATAAGGCCACGCATCAACTGGGGATATTTAATCCAACTCAAGAATTTTTAGATAGAGGAAGAGACAAGGTTAAATTAGCTATAACAATTTATGACCAGTTTTTCGGAGAATTTAAGACTAACGATATTAATCAATACATTTCTTATGAAGATCTTTAAAACAATAAAGGAGTTTTTTACACCTCCTAATACTATTATGTGGATTCAAGTTCCAATGTCTGCTAATAGTATTGATGATAAGACAGATATTATCATCGCAACAATAAATCAATTGGAGCAAACAATTAAAATAGATAAAAATGGATAAAATTTATGTAGGAAGTGGGGTATCAAAATTTGATGGAGACCAAGTTGCTTGTAGTCTTTGTTTAACGGACTTACCTCAAGAGCATATGTTTGAATACAATGGAAAAAAGTATGTCAAACTTATAGTTCAGAAAAAACGTGAGGCTGACCAATATGGAAAGACTCATTATGTAGCAATTGATACTTGGAAGCCAGAGCCAAAGGTGGAAGAGAAGAAAGTTGCTGAGCAAGAGCCAGACTTACCATTCTAGCTAAAACAAGAGTAGGGAGCAATGAAATATTTGCTCTCTATTCTTTTTTTTTATAAAAAAAATATATATCTTCACATTCTTATCAAATTATTAACATTTCAACATATTCTGTCACTAATAATTAAGGATAAGGCACTTACACAAAACTGAA